TCTATTGCATTAATTTCGTTTACTAACGATCTAAGCGCTTTTAATTCAGATGCAGTTCCTGATTCGTGTACTTCAAAATCACCTTCATTCATATTCATAATCATCTCCTATAGATGTGTAAATGTCACAACAAGTGTTTAATTTATCCTTTAGGTAAAGTGCCATGATTACCTTCATGAGATGGTGGCATCCATCCTTCGGGTTTCATTAGGTCTGGAAGTTTTAACGGATTAGGTCGACCTTCTTTAATACCGACTTTCTTATTCATATTAGCAGATAATACTTCATCCCAGGCTTTATGAGAGTCAATATCGTATGCGTCTAATGTACCTATGGCAACAACACAAAGATCAATCAGAGCGTCTACAACCTCTTCTGGATTGTCCATGTTATCCTTTAATTCATCCAATTCTTCTTGTAGAAAATTAGCTCTAAATTCTAAAAACTGTCGTTTTTCTGCTTCATTAAATTCACTAAAACGTTTAGTCATTCCATAATGATTATGCATTTTATTAATATCTGTTACCCAATTTGAACTCATAATATACCCTTATTTAAATTTACCGGTCTTAAAAGAATCGACCGTTCTTAGTTGTTCTTCTGTTAAATCACCAATGATTTTTGTCGTATCGTTATTAGAAGGAATCCATAGAGATCCATCGCTCGACATTTTAAAATCTCTGTGATTTTTAATCATTACTATTTTACCACCATATTCACGGTCTGTCAAATAGTTTTCAGGATTTCTTACAACTGCAATTAATAAATCACAGTGGCGTATTGTTTCGTACGCTCTACCAGTTTTACCGATATGAAAGCGAAATGAATTCTTTTTAAGAAAGCGAACAGTGGTTTTTATTTGCGCGGTTTGTGCGACTCCACCTTTTTCTATAATAAGATCCCATGTACCATACTTATCTGGATTCTTGAATACTTGGCAACCAGTGGATCTGAATAAATCAGCAACTACTTGTTCGCCAAATTCACCTTGCCTTTCAATCTCGGTCATCTTCGTAATACTCTTCGTTATATTGATTTTGTGATTGCTGCATTAGCGTTATCAATTCTACGAGTTGTTTGATATCTTCCATATCTTTAACAGTATCTATCTCTAACTCAATTTTAACTTTAGCCATAATGTATTTTCCTCATTGAATAGATATAATAACACAACTTCCTTGTCATGTCAATAGTTTTATGAAAAGAAATCATCGAGAGTATCGCGTTTTTCAGAAGACCAACCTAATGCGCCAATAATGTTTTCAATTGGACTTAGGAATACTTTTTCAAACTGTAAGTTATAATCAACGTATTGATGTAGACCAAGATCTTCAGGTAACACACTAGGAAACGAAACAATGTTTTCGCGTAAAGGATTTGGCAATTTGAGATAGACATAACGAATCTTATCACCGCCTTGTACCGTTTCAAACTTTTTAGATAGACCTTTTTCATTTAAGAGTCGATTATATAGTATACAACCACGAACATGCATCGGACAACCTTTCTTATATGATCCAGTTCCACGATCTATATACTTATCAATATTATCAGTACCTGAGTTACGACCAACTGCTTCAGGAGATAGTTTAACAAACTCTTCTTTAAAATCAGCAATAAATTTCTGAGTTGCCTCTTCACCATCATTCATAATAACAGAAAAGATATCTTTCATTTTATTACGACAAACTTCAGGGGTTGAAGAACGAACAGATTCGATACCGGTTACAGAGATCTTAGGCTTTTCAAAATGAACACCTTCGTTGTTTAATGCATTCATAATGTAACGTTTCTTAGCAATAAAGATAGAGCGATCGGTGATCTTTTCACGTTTCATTACCATCGCATTACGATAGGCACCCATGTCTTTAGCAAGCTTTTCGTAACCGCGTTCGATGACTTGTTCAATTTTTGTACTACAGATCTTATCGAGGAACTCTTCACCTTTCAAACGATCGATGTCAGTTGTACCAAATACACTTTCAATCAACGGACCGAACTTAACGTAAATAGAGTCGGTATCAATATAAACGATATAGTCAACATTATCAGTTTTAAGTATTTTATTCATATAATCATTAACTGACTTTTCAGCATAACGAATAGATAACTGACCTGATGTTGTAATTGCTTCTGCCATTTCGTTAATATAGTATAAGAAATATTTGTTAGCAGTTGCACCATACAACGAGTTCATTGCGATCTTGATTGCCATTTGTTGATTGTGTAATTGGCTTGCTTGTTTCTTGTGTTCTTTAAGTTTGATTGGATCCTTTTCTGTTTCAATCAACTGTTCTACTTTAAGCATTTCTTTTTTGATAACAGAACGATTAGAATAGTACTCGTTGATTATTTCAGGAATAACACCAAGCTTTTGATTACTAAAACAAACACCGTTGGCAGCAACAGATATCGTAGGATCATCATTTTTAAATTCACCATTTAATACCATTTCTTGAGTAACATATTCACCACGATCATAATCATATGTTTCAGGAGACATGTTATATTGCATCATCAAATGTGGATATAGCGAGTTCAAGTCAAACGATACAACCCATGGATGCATACCTACATCAGGATCTTTAACATAACCACCAACNAGACCGTTNGCAGCCATACCTGGGCCTTTCTTAAGTGGAGGTACAATCTTATCTTTAATCAGTTTACGATATAAAGTAGATTCCCATATTCCTACCGTACCAAATGCATCAGTGTAATTAACACCACCTGAATAAGCAACCGTCATTACTAATGATAATAAACCAGTTTCTTCTTCCATTCTTTCAATAAGCTGAGTATCTCTTAAGTTATAGTCAAGATATAGTTGTGGATTCTTTTCGTATAATTCAGTAAGGTTACCGTATTCAGAATAATCCAATTTCTTTTCACCAAGAACAACGTGAGCAATATGATCAAGTTTATATGTTTCCTGTGGACCATATTTGTAACCAAACTTTTTAAACGCATCCATGTAATCAATAACAGCCATACCATTAATCTGATATGTTGATGCCGGTTTACCAAAGATTTCACGAGTATTCTTTTTCAAATAACCATGAGGAGATAACTGCTTTGATACAGATTCGCCAAGTAAACGATTAATACGAGTAACGATATACATTACATCAAAGTATTCAACGTTCCATCCGGTTACAACATCAGGATAGTCATGTTTCCATATTTGAACGAACGTGTTTAGTAACTCAGCTTCGGTTTCAAATTTACGGAAGATAATATTCTCAGGAGCAATACCTGTAATAGTCTGTGTTTTATCAAAGTCTTTACGACCAAGAAGTACATACTTATCAGACTTAGATGACTTGTAAGCAATAGAAGTAATTTCTTTATCTGCTTCGTCGACGTTAGCATAACCATCACTAATGTCGACCTCAATATCAAACGATACGATGTTAATATCATCTATGTCAAATTCAATGTTATCTGGGTAGTACTCTTGTACGAATTGCTGTACATAATTAGTATTGCCATATATTTTGAAGTTGCTGATGTCGCCATATTCTTCAATGAATTGCTTTGCTTCAGACATAGAACCAAATTGCTTAGGGTGTACAGGATAGTTACCTTGTAACGTTTTAAATTCAGAGTCTTGATTATTTTTTGTTTGTAGATATAGGGTAGGTTTAAATGGTACTTTATACGAGAATCGTTTACCGTCCTCGTAACCACGCCATAAGATGTTGTTACCAAATCTTTCAACTGATGTATAGAATTTAGACATTGTTTACCTTAAGTTACATAATATAATATTGCGATTTAATATACGGTCCATTATAACACAACAGACCGCATATGTAAACCACTTTTTTCACTAGACCAATATTTCACTGAAGTTCTTAACTTTGTGGAACTTGATATGAGACGCAAATTTCTCTGCGAATTGATCACCACGATGTGATATAACAAAGATGTTATCATCGGTGTTTAAAGCATGTAATGTTTCGATTAGATTTTCAATACCAACTCCATCTAACGCGCCATCCAATGTTTCGTCTAACATAAGAAGGTTTGTTGATACAGAGTTGCGTAGTTTAGCGACAGAACGCCATGCTAACATAATTGATAACGTAATACGTAACTTTTCACCTTCAGAGAACGAAGCATAAGAAAACTTATCACGGAATCTTGATTTGATTATTTCATTGAAGTTTTCATCCAATTGGAAATCAACGAATAAATCAAAGGCAGCTAAGTACTTGTTGATTAGTTTATTCATTACAGGAATGTACTGACTAATAATACGTGACTTGATACCACCATCTTTAAGAATTGTATTTACAATAGCAAGAACGTTTTTCTCGTCAAGTAATTCTTTACGATCAGTTTCAATCTGACTTACTTCCTCTTTAAGAGTCTGTAATTTAGAATTATCCACTTCTTCAACTTCTTTCTCTGCATCCTTTAATTCTTTAGCATAGGATTTCAACGCATTCTTAGCCATATTGATTTCAGCTCGGATTTCTCCTGCTGATAGATTCTTATCACGAACCTGATCTTCAACTGTAGATATTTCGTCTAATCTAATACGAAAGTCTTTAATCTTAGAATCAATATCGACTAATCCTTGTTCGATTTCTTCTTTTCGTTTACCTTTTTCTTCGACGATACTGGTCTTAAACTCATGATCAATCCCTTGCCTACACGTAGGGCAATTATCGTGATCATGATAAAACGACAAGTCTTTTTCAAAAGCGCGTCTATTCGTTTCAAGATCCTGTCGTATAGAGATGGCTTTGTCGTATTTGGCTTTTGCATTTGCTTTATCCTTAATAGTATCAATAAGATTAGCAATTTCAGCATCAATTTCTTCGATTGATTTTTGCTTTTCCTCAATACTATTTAGGTGGCCTTGCATCTTTTCTCGGATTTTTTCTACTTCTGTTTCTTTTAATTTACGAATAGAATCATTATGTTCTTCCGCAGAATCAATCTTTGAATTAGTCAAATCTAAACGATAAGAGTTATCATTGATTAGATTCTTATTTTCAGAAACACGATCTTTAACTAATAGATTCATTGTACTAAAGACTTGAATCTCAAGTAGATCTTCGATAATATCACGACGTTGGTGAGCAGGTAATTCCATAAAAGGAACATACGTTGCGCTACCCAATACAACAATTTGCGTAAACGATTTTGCATTAATACCAATGATATGTTCTTCAAGATAAGCTTGATAATCCTTAACTGCTGCATCTTGATTTAACAATTCGCCTTCTTTATAGATCTCAAAGAAAGCAGGTTTAATACCACGTCTTACGATATAGTTTTTACCACCAACAATAAACTCAACCTCAACTTCCAATTCTTTCATATTGATTGAATTGACCAACTGAGGTTTGTTTATTTTGCGGAAAGGTTTACCATATAAACCAAACACAATGGCGTCAAGCAAAGTAGATTTACCTGCGCCATTAGATCCACTGATTAATGTACTACTTCTACGATCTAAATCAATAGTTGTAAATACATTACCAGTAGACAATATGTTTTTATATTTTACACGTTTAAAATGTATTCTCATTACAAACTTAACGCCTCTGAGTATAAATCATCGATGACATGTTTGATACGATTCTTTTCTACATTTGTTTCTAGAGAATCAATGTAATTATGTAGAATTTCTTTCGTATCTTTTGTTTCATCTAAGATATCGTCAACACCTGCAGATTCTAAATTAAGTGAATCGTCAACTGCTTTTACATCAGCGACACCTTCTTCAGACAACCTGCTCATAAACAAATCATATAGATATGAATTAGTACGATTCTTAACGATTACTTTAATGTATGTATTTTTCAAATTAGAAAGGTCCATATTAGCAATATCATCAATAGTCATATCAGCATCATCATAATCTATTTTAATAAAAATCTTATTAGGATTTTCAATTTTAGTCATTTCTCTTGTTTCGGTATCAAGAATATGAAATCCACGAGAACCATTATAATCTGACCAATTCATTTCATAAGGTGCACCAAGATATTCGATATTACGATAGCGAGATGGATGATGGAAATGACCAGAGTAAACACTCTCAAAGTTTTTAAATACTTCCATCTTGAGACCATGCGTACATACAGTACCTTTCATCATCTCAAAACCTTGAACTTCTAAATGACCCATTACTAAGTTAGCATCAGATGTTTGTAACATTTCAGATACTTGCTCGTAATTAGATTTACAGATCCAAGGTAACATTAAGAACTTAGTTGAACCAAGATTAATTTCTTTAGCATCATGTTCATACAAATGGAAGTTAGGGTACTCAGCCAACAATAAGTTCATTGAGTTAACTTCGTTAGTGTTAGTATAATATGTAGTATGATTGCCAATCAAAGCATGATATGCAATACCACGTTTAGCCATTTGGTCAAAGAAGTATTCCTTACCACGTTTTAAACTAACATAATTAATATACTTACGGCGGTCAAATGTATCGCCAAGATCAAAGACTACTTTAATATCATTCTCATCCAAATAAGGAAAGAATTGTTCCATAAAGAATCGTTCTTGATGATCTTGGAATACTTTGCTATCACCTCTTGCGCCAATGTGCATATCGGTAACAATTGCTATTTTCATAGTTATCCTCTTAATTAATTAACGCCATTATAACACAGTTATTCTTCGATGTCAATCTTTTCTTCAGCTTCAAGTTTTTTATCATCAGCTTCTTTTTTCTTGGCTTTGAGTTTACCTTCAAATTCATCAATGAATTCATTAATATATTCAGGTGGTTCTTGCATTTGAATTTCACCACCGTCTGAATCCATTATATTGATCTGAGTCATTAAAGCCTGCGAGGATTTAAACTTGATATACATTTGCTTTTTCTCTTTTTGAATACGGCGTAAGAATGCGTACCAAATAATCTGAGTAAAGTATGCGAATGGGTTTTGAGATTTTTCAGGATTAAAGTTATGAATATATTGTAGACAGTTTTCAATGCCATCTGAAATCATATCTTCTTTATATGAATAACCTGAAAAGTTTGGTTTGGTCGCAAGACGTGTTGCGATTAAGTAGATACACTCACCAATATAGTTAGGTACTTGTGGTACCTTGTCACCTGCGTTTTCTGCTTCAGCAACGTTAGCTCTATATTCTATAAGTGCATTTAGTAGATCTTTATTATTTACATAATTTTTCTTTTTAGCCATAATTGCCTCACTATTTTCATTAGTGATACTATTATATAACAATTTTGCTAATATGTCAATAGAAATATTAATATAATGAAATTAATTTAAGAAAACTATTGACATGTGGTTGTAACTATTGTATAATACTATTATCCTCTCTAATAATACTAAAAGTTGTCTATTGTATAGATTTTAAAATCAAATTCCTCTGATGAATATATTTCAATACGTTTCTTAAAATGGTTTAACGTATAATTAGAAAAAGATCCTACCGACAAATCATCCGCAATATCATATAGTACAGCTTTATCAGAACCATTACCTTTACGTAACGTCCTACCAATTGATTGTAATACTTTAATCTCAGATTTAGAACCAGACGCGAATATTACATTATCTAATCGTTTTAAATTTACGCCTGTACTGAATACACCATAAGATGCTAAGATATCATGTTGTTTCACTGGATCATTTTCAACTAAATGTCTAATACGTTCACGTTCATCGCCAGATGTTGCACCGTAAATAAAATGTAATTGACGATCGTCTTTACGTAACATTGGTTCTAATATCTTACCATGTTTCTCAACTAAATCAAATAGAACTAAATTGTTTTGACCTTCTAAAGACCATAATAGATTACGAATAAACAAATTACGTTTTTCATTGTTAGTAATAAATTCGCGTTCAGCAGGATACTTACGAGATGTATCTTTGATTTGTTTCATTGCATCTTTAAACAGTTTCTTAGTTTCGTTCTTATGATCTAATACTAATGCTTTTACTTTAAAATCAGCAACAGTACCTTCGTCCATCAAATCACGAGTAGATACAAATTTACGAACAGAACCAAAGCAACCTTCTAACACAAGGCGGTGAGTTTTAGATTCGTCTGATTTTAATGTACCTGTAAACCCATGTCGGTATTTACAATCAACCATCTTTTCCATAATAGTTGTTAATGATTTTGCTTGGAAAGTATGAGCTTCATCACCAAGAATAACACCAAATTGGTCAAACCATTGCTTTGGTAATTTCTGTAATGATTGCCATGTTGATATAACAATAGGAGCATCTGTGTGTTTATCCACACCACCTTTAATAGTATAGATATGATCTTCTTTACATCCATATTCAACGAAGTCGCCTGCCATTTGATATACAAGAGAAATAGTTGGAACGATAATAAGTGTACGTAGTTCTTCTGTTACGTGGTAATGTTGTTGCATCAAATAAATGATTAGAGATTTACCTGATGAAGTCGGAGATACGTTTAAAGAACGCTTGTCTTGAATTGCGTTGACTATATAATCGTTTTGATAGTTTCTAGGTTGGAACTTACAGTTAATATACTTAGCAATTTCGTATCCGTAGTTTGGATCTACAGGATCTGAATTGACATATTCATCTGCAATATTTAAATGATATTCGCGTTCTTCACAAAACTTTTTGAGGTGATTTAATAAGCCAACATATAGAACAGGTTTCATCGGAGAATATAATCTGATGTACCCATCCCACATGCGAGCTTTATATTTTGGTGTAAATTGATAACCTGCCGGTTGAAAGGAGAAGTAGTTAGAGATCTCTTGGCGCGTTGAAGGTTCCGCTATCACTCTCATATGCACTTCATTTAAATATTCTACGTTAACTACTTCACTCATAATATTAATTAAACCTTAATTGATTTTACTAATACTATTTATCAATATCCGCCAGCTTGAAATTTAAGCAATTACAGGTTTAACATTAGCTTATCGTATGCATCTAACATATCATCGTAATCTTCGTCTGAGCCAGTTTTTTCAAACTTCTTAGCAGTTTTTTGTAAATCAACGGCGAGATATGCTAATCCCTTAAGGTTTCCAATCCGTTTCATATCTTTGATGATATCGTCTATGTTAGACAGTTCGTGCTGGTCATCAGCTTTCTTTAATTTAGCTTTAATTCGCGTTTTTACATTTTCTGTCATGAAATTAGAGTAATTCATTTATATTTCCTTTACATTAAATTTAAACAATAAGGATTATTTATAATTATTAATATGCTCCGGCTTGGAATTTGATCACGTCGATCATGTTTTTCACCACAAAGTTACGAGAGTGGATAGACTTTAGAATGTCTTCAATGAACTTAGCAC